TTTCTATCCATTACAACGCCCTCTGCATCTACTGTTACTTCAGAATCTGTGCTAGTTTTCTGATCTAACCCTTGCTTTTTAAGTTGTAGTTCAACCATTTTCAACTTCTTATCAAGTTTTTGGCTCTTTGCATCAATGGCATTTTTGAGACTGCTTACAGCAACCTCAAATACACGGCCAGCGTACCTTGATTCTACATTCATACCAAGATCCATAAGATCTTCGTAGGTTTGTGTTGCTTTATCAGCAAGTGTATCAAGTTCTTTATCTGCTAACTCTCCTAGTCCTTTTACCATAGGTAATGCCGCGGAAATCTTATCAAATTCAGCCATGCTACGTGTCATATTAGTTGTATCAGGCTTTGCAGGCATATCTGCCTTTGGCTCTTCAACCTGCTCCATAGTTTCCTTAACTTCTGGTAGTTCTAACAGTTCTTCTAGTTTCTTAGTCATAATAGTACTTATTTCCTTTTGCCCTGGTGGAATAAATCTTTTTCTGTGACAACTCTAAAGTGTATACCATTTTGTTTAGCATACGCACTAGCGGCTTCCCATTTTGCTTTATTCTTTACGTATTGTGCTTGATTGTAGTAGTTCTTACCTACACTTTCACGCATCGTTTGGTTATCAGGCTTGATCTCGATAAGTTCTGCTTTTGTTTTACCATATTTGTTTTTGTACATGATAAAAAAGTCTGGAACATAAATTGTATACTTGCCTGTGAGTGGATCTCTGTATGGAACTTTGATTGCTTCACTTGCCCATTTAGCAACTGCTGGATTTTCATCACACATTTTCATAAAATGCCATTCCCAACTAGATCTATACATAGGTGTTTTAGTGCCTATGTATTTCTCGGGATTTTTAATCTCGTATTTTCCCTGAGCAAACTTCATTTTGCTATCCTAAAATGTTTCTATCTACTGATACTTTTTTCTTGGCAGTACTTGCTACTCCAAGTGTGCTGGTAACTTGGCGATTGATATTTAAAATATCTCCCAACACTGTGTCTAGACTCAATCCTTCTTTTTCTCTGAGTTGATCTATTACTTGTAATGGATTAATGTTTTCAATTTTACATTGTCTAAGTACAACAAAGGAAGTCGCCTCTGCGGCAGGCTCTGCCATACCACGCTCAATAAAAAATCCTTTTACTGCACTTACATCTCCAGGCTTGAACGCTATTTCTTGTGTATTATATTTGTTAAAATATTCAATAGTAGCATCTGCACTGTTTTCGTTTTGATCTGGAGCGTCTGTATAAATGTTTGTCATTGTTTACCCTATTGCTGTACAATATTATTATTGCCTGTCGTGCCACCACTGGTAGTATCAATTTGTGAAGTTGATCTAATACTGCCTTCACCGGCTACTGTGGTCTTATATTGATCAAATTTGCTGGCTCCCCTAGCCTCAAATTCACCCTGCACTACATTAGTGAGTGTCTTTTCTGCAATACCTTCTACTTCTTGTCTTATTCCTTCACTTGTAAGATTCTTAGCATTTTCGTATGTATTCTTTGCTTTAATTGCTGTGCCAATAAGTGCAAAAGGATCACTAAATGCTTCACCACTGTATACATCACCGAATACATCTAAACCTCCTGCTAGTACACCGCCTGATCCAAACAGTCCGCTTCTGCCACCTCCCATAATGCTTAGTGGTGAAGGACTCTTGTCGTAGTGCAATTGAGCAAAGCCTGCAGGATTATCTGTTGAAATTCTTCCTGTGGAATATCTAATACCTTCATAGATTACAGTCATTGAATTTTCAGTTGGCTGACTACTACTTGCATCAAGCCTAGGTGGTTCCCATTGTGTAACCATAGGATTAATAAGTGTGTATTCAAAAAACTGTTGTCTTGCTAATTGATAAATGCTTATCTCATTAAAAAATCTTGTGCTTCTATTACTGTTTAATCCGTATTTTACAAATTGATCTTCATTTGTATAAAGTTTTTGATTTTTAAGTGCATCTGGAAACATGCTGTCGTTGTAGTTGGCTTTGAAGTATTGTTGCCACATACCATTTACAACACCCGCATTGTCATCATGAAAAGCAAATGTTACAGGACTGTACTGTACTCCTGTTTGAAAGTTTGTTGTTTTACCATATTGCTTTTTAGTTTCAGTGTTTACTTGAATGCCTGGCAAGTTTACATTTTTTACCAACATACCACATTCAATTTGTGGACTTGCTTTATTGAACGCACCATTAGGACTTCTAATAGCCGCATTATCCATTACAAATACGCAGTGATAAAGAAACTGTACTTTAGGACTTAGCCTATGAAAATCATCAACAAACAATCTTGCCGCGTGTTGATAATCTGTCATATCGCCACGTGAATCAAAAATGCCGCCGAATACGTTACCTAAAAATTTTGTGATTTTGTTTGCCATACTATTATTTAGTCGCAAAAAAAGGCCGAAGATTTTAAGTCAACGGCCTTTAAATATTATGCAAAGTCAAATGATGTTTTAACTGTTGCTGTTACAGCAGTCATATCAAAGTTGTTATCACCATAGGTTGCACCTAATGCAATAATTTCATCTTCAATTTGTTCTACTAGTGTTTCAGCACCTGCACCATCATAATCCAAAGAAGTGTTTGCTTGTTCTACTGCAAAGCACATTTTTTGATCTGTAGCATGTAGATCACCTCTGATTACACATGTTGCATATTTGTTAACAATATCAATTGCGGCTTGAATTGCTTCATTAGGACCAACTTCACCACTTGCATCAGCACCAAAATCAATTTCGAAGAATGTTAAATCCTTCATACCATTGAATAGGATCGTTGAATAAGAACCTACTGGATTTACTTTAGTAATACCTGCCATTAGTTACTCCTTAACCTGTTGCTAACGTTCTAATTGTTCTGCCAACTGCTTGACCTAAACCATCTGGCTGACCAGCACCATTAGTTTGGATAGCATTATCATACTGTAACTGTAGTGTAATATCTACTGGATTTGAATCACTGTATGTTAACTGGTTGTAGTTAATGTCTTGTACAAAACAGCCTACTAGTTCGAAAGTCTCGAGTGTCGTTGGAGCATTCGCACCGTTACCACCGTCTAGTATTTCAATACGTGTTTTGAATTTGTAATCAACACCAGACGCCGCACTTGACTGTTCGAAGAAGTCAAACTGTTTCTGAAGTTGTTCACCACAAAGTTTGTTAACTGCGTTATTAACATCATCACGTAATGTGATTGTGATTGGTTGCCATGTATGCTTACCTGCGTAGTATACCTTTGAGTTGTAAACATCTAGTGCAATTGATTCGAAGTTAACGTTTGGTCTTGTAACGTCGATCACTTGCTTTGTCAGTTCTACTGACGGACTTCCAGCACCAAAGTTTTCTAGTGATACTCTAAAGCGATACTTTAGTTTTGGCATCAACAAGCCCTGAGACGTTGCTGACTGATCACTTGCTAATGGTACTGTAAATCTTGATAAACTTGAAATTGCCATTATCTTGCTCCTTTTACAGTTTTATTTATCCCCATTACTGAGCCCCTAAAGTTGCAATTTCACCTGTGTTCTTTAAGCGTAATGGAATGTAAATAAATTCCACTGACTTCACTGGTTCAATAGCAATATCTAAGTACAACTCGTTTCTGTCGATTCTAGCCGATGTGTTGTTAGTATCATCACATACAACTAAGAAGTCGTACAATGCTCTTTGACCTACTAATTCTAGTAGTAAACTTTCTGCCGCTTGTTTGATTTCATCACGTGTAATCTTATCGTTTGGTTCAAACAAGAATGGTTTAGCAAGTAAGTTTAACTGACGTCTTAGATACGCAGTAAGTCTTGCAACGTTGATTCTATCTAATGCACTAGCATTTCTTGCTCTAGTGTATTGACCAAAGTTAACCAAACCGCTACCTGTGATAAACGTAATTGGGTTAATCTTTGCACTAGCCATTGTTTCTCTAGTACCTTCGTTCAGTGAAACTGCTTTAAATTCACCTTCACTGTCGATGTGTCCAACACTTGACGCATTAGTAATACCACCACGTCTTGTACCTGCTGGTGCAAACCATGGAAACGCCACTGCATCGTTTAACGCAATAGTTCTTAACATCATGTGTGACGGTGGAACAACAATGTTATTACCGCTTAGGTCTGTTGTGAAACCTGATGGATAAAATGTTGCCATGTACTCATCATATGTTAAGAAACCATCTTCACCATCTGCAAGTGCATTGTTATTGTTGTTACCATAATCTAACAACTCAGTAGCAGTGCTTCCTAATCTGAATGGAGTATCTGCTACAACAAATCCTGTAATACCTCTGTCAATGTTTAGAGATACTAGGTTTGATGTTGCTTCTGGGTAACCTGGTGCACTTAATAGTGTATAGTTACGTGTTTCTTCATCTCTTAAATCTTCGTTGCTGTCAATTGTTGATTTGATTGCGGCTACAACTGTTTTACGCTGAGCCTTACGTCCAAATAATCCTGAACCATCTTCAGCAGTTGTGTTCCAACCAATCC